CCTTCAGGGGGGTGCGGGCAGCAAAACGCAGGTGAAAGTGGGCCCGGCGATGGGCGGTAAAGGCTCAGGGGGGCACAACAGGCTCAGCACGGCGACGAAGCGAGCTCGGGGCACCCTGAAGAAGTCGCGCGAGGTGGCGGAGCCTGTCTCGCTGGCGGGTGACGGGACGGTGAATACCGCCGCGCCGTCGTACCTGACGAGGGGCGCGAAGCTCGAGTGGAAGCGCGTCGCCCAGCTGCTCCATGAGGCGAAGCTCCTGGTCGATGCCGACCGCACCGCGCTCGCCCTCTACTGCACCGCCGTCGACCGGGCGCAGCGCGCCGAGAAGGAGATCGAGCGGGACGGGATGACCGTGAAGAACCCCACCACGGGTGCCCTGCACGCTCACCCGCTGCTCACCGTGGCGAAGGAAGCCCGCGCCCAGGCGCTGCGGTACGGCTGCGAGTTCGGCCTCACGCCGGCGAGCCGCGGGAAGATGAACGCTCCCACCGCCGGCAAGGAGCCCGACAGCGATCCGCTCCGCGACTTCCTCGGCGCGCCGAAGCTCGAGCTCGTGAGCAGCTCAAAATGACTGCGCTGCCGCGCGCGATCGGCAAGTACGAGCGGCTCTGCTTCGAACGGCACGAGCGCGACCTCGCCGTCTCGCTGCAGCAGGCCGGTCACCCGAGGGGCTACCGCTTCGTGCCCCAGCTCGGCGAGCGCGTGGTGCAGTTCGTCGAGAAGTTCTGCAAGCACCACAAAGGCGAGTGGGCGGGGAAGCCGCTCATCCTCGAAGAGTGGCAGCGCCGCATCCTGCGCATCGTCTTCGGGTGGGTGCGGGCCGATGGCACGCGCCGGTTCCGCACCGTCTACATCGAGGTCGCGAGGAAGAACGGCAAAAGCTTGCTCGCCTCGGGCCTCGGTCTCTACCTGATGGTGGGCGACCAGGAGCCGGGCGCCGAGGTCTACTCGTTCGCAACGAAGGAAGACCAGGCGCGGTTGCTCTGGCTCGAGGCGGGGAAGACCGTCAACAAGAGCGAGCTGCTCAAGAAGCACGTGAAGGTACTCGCCGACTCCATCACCTTCGATGGTGCCGGCGCTTTCTTCAAACCGCTCGGGTCCGACTCCGAGACGCAGGACGGGCTCAACCCCAGCGCAGGCCTCGCCGACGAGCTCCACGCTCACAAGACGCGCGGCATGTGGGACGTCATTCAGTCGGGCATGGGCGCGAGGCGCGAGCCCCTGATGATCGCCATCACCACGGCCGGCGTGTTCCGCCCGGAGTCCATCGGCTGGGAGAAGCACGACTACGCGCAGAAGGTGCTCGACGGCATCTTCGAGGATGACGCGTTCTTCGCGTTCATCGCCGCGCCCGACCAGGGTGACGACCACTTTGGCGAGGTCGCCCAGCAGAAGGCGAACCCGAACTGGGGCATCAGCGTGAAGCCGGCCTGGCTGCGCGAGCGCGCCGAGGAAGCTCGCGCGCTCCCGTCGGCGCTGAACGAGTACCTGCGAAAGCACCTCAACATCTGGAGCCAGCAGAGCACCGCGTGGATCTCCCTCGAGCAGTGGGCAGCCTGCGACCCGGCGCCGCTGCCTCGCGCCGAGTTCGAGCAGGCGCTTGAGGGGCTGCGCTGCAAGGCGGGCCTCGACCTCTCGAGCAAGCTCGACCTCACCGCCCTCGTGCTCGAGTTCGAGACGCCGCGCGGGCACGAGCTCGTGTGCCGCTTCTGGCTGCCGGAGAACCGCGCTGCCGACGAAGAAGCGAAGGGCCGGACCTACTACGCGCAGTGGGCGCGGGAGGGCTGGCTCTCGCTCACCCCGGGCGACGCCATCGACTACGACTTCGTGAAGGCGGAGATCGCCGCGCTCGCGAAGCGGTACCGCATCAGCGAGATCGCCTTCGACCCGTGGGGCTCGCAGAAGCTGGTGAACGACCTGGTGAAGGAGAGCATCGCGGTGCTCGAGGCCGACGGCGAGCGGCCGGTCTGCGTCGAGTGCGGGCAGGGCTACAAGTCACTCTCGGAGCCGACGAAGGACTTCGAGGTCTCGGTGGTGAAGAAGAGGCTGCGGCACAACGGGAACCCGGTGCTGCGCTGGTGCGCGAACAACGTCGTCGTCGTGGCCGACGAGGCGGGCAACCTGAAGCCGAACAAGGCGAAGGCCGCCGGCAAAATCGACGGCATCGTCGCGGCCATCATGGCGCGCTCGAGGTCCATCGTCGCACCCGAAGAAGAGGTGCCGCCGGGCGGGTTCTCGGTGCTGTGACCACGGCCCACCGCAGCGTGTGAATCGCCCGCGGGATAACGAGTCGTGGCCTTCTCGCTGACGGCAGCGTTCCGGGGTTTCGTCGCTGCGTGGCGAGACAGCTGGCTGCGCGGTGACACCAGGCTGAACGCGCCCCCGATGGCCGTCAGCTTCGCGGGCCTGCAGCTGACCCGGACCGACGCGCTCATGCTCAGCGCCGTCTGGGCGTGCATGGAGCAGATTGCGAAGAACCTCGCGGCCGCGCCGACCAACATCTACGAGCCCATCGAAGGCACGAAGCGCCGCCGGAAAATCGAGAAGGACGGCCGCGCCTGGCTGCTCAACGTTCGGCCGAACGAGGAGATGACGGCCATCGCCTTCCGCGAGTCGCTCTTTCTGCAGGCGCTCGCCGATGGCAACTCGTACGCCGAGATTGCGCGCGACCGCGGCGGCCGAGTGGCGGCGCTGTACCCGCTGCTGACCGACCGCGTGACGCCTCGTCGCACCGAGGCCGGCGAGCTCGTCTACGACGTGCGCGATGACCTCGGGATGGTGAAGACGCTCGCCTCGCGCGACGTCTTCCACCTGCGCGGCCCGAGCGTGACCGGCCTGATGGGTGACAACGTGGTGGCGAGGGCCTCCCGCGGCCTTGCGGTGGCTGCTGCCCACGAGCGCTTCAGCGCCGCGTTCTACGGCCGCGGGGCCCAGCTCGGCGGCATCGCGGAGTTCCCGACGATGCTGAAGGAGGAGCAAAAGGCTGCGCTCCGCGAGTCCTGGGAGAACAACCACGCCGGCCTGGGTAAGGCGCACCGGCTGCTCGTGCTCGAGGGCGGGGCGAAGTTCACGCCGACCACGGTCGACCCGCAGAAGGCCAGCCTGGTCGACGACAAGAAGTTCAGCGTCGAGGAAATCGCCCGCTGGTTCGGCGTGCCGCTCCACAAGATTCAGCACCTCGAGCACGCGACGTTCTCGAACATCGAGCACCAGGGTCTCGACTTCGTGAACGGCTGTCTCTTCCCCTGGGCGGTGCGCTACTGCCAGGAGCTGAACGCGAAGGTGTTCAACACCGGGGCGAAGGGCCCGTGGTGGTACGCGGAAATCGACCTCTCTCACCTCGTGCGTGGTGACGCGCAGACCCGCGCAATCGCCGCCAGCAACTGGGTGCAGAACGGCGTGAAGACCCGCAACGAGGTGCGAGCCGAAGAGGGGCTCGACGACGTTGGCGACGCTGGCGACGTGCTCACGGTGCAGCTCAACATGACGACCCTGCCGCGGCTGATGGCCGACGCAGCGGCACCCGCGCCGGCGCCGCAGCAGGTGGCCGCTCGAGCGCTGAGCCTCGCCGCCATCGCTGCGTGCGCTCGGTGCTCGAAGCGCCAGCTGGCCCGAGCCGACGCCATCGATGTGCTGCTCGAGGAGCTGTCGTTCTTCGACGAGCTCTCCCGCACGGTGCTCGGCCAGCCCTTCACCCGCGAACTCGCCGAGAAGTGCCTCGATGCGTACGCGGGCGGGTCGCCCATCGAGTTCGTCAGCAGGCCCACCCCACCTCGTCTCGGAGCTGCAGCATGAACGTCACCAACTTCGGGCCGAGGCTGATGAAGGAGTGGCGGGCGAACTTCGCTCACCAGCGACCGGCCGCTTCGCAGGTGCGCAACGCCGGGGTCGCCGAGCTGCACCTCTACGGCATCATCGGCTCCTCGTGGTTCGAGGAGGGCATCACCGCCGAGAGCATCAAGCAGAAGCTCGAGTCGTTCGGCGACGCGAAGCGGCTCAACATCTTCATCAACTCGCCGGGCGGCTCGGTCTTCGAGGCCGACGCCATCTTCAGCCAGCTCGAGCGGTGGAAGGGGGAGAAGGTCGCGTACATCGACGGCCTGGCTGTCTCGGCCGCTTCGTACATCGCGCTCGCGGCCGATCGCGTCGTCACCGCGAAGCACGGGAAGTGGCTCATCCACAACGCGTCGACGGTCATCTACGACGCCTTCACCGCCGCGACGTTGCGCGCCTTCACCGAGAAGACCGCCGGCGAGCTCGACAAGTACTCGGCCGCCATCGCCGAAATCTACGTCGCGAAGACCGGCAAGAAGGCGGCCGACGTGCTCGCGCAGATGGACAAAGACGAACTGATGACGGCGCAGGAAGCGCTCGCCTTCGGGCTCACCGACTCCGTCGCCACCTTCGCCGACGACAACGCGCCCGCCGATTCCGAGGAGTCGAACCGCGCCGGACGCTCTGCGGTCGCGGTCGCCCGCGCTCGCCTCGCCTTGTTCAGAGCCACGCAGTCGCTGAAGACCAACGCAGCACCAACCAGGAAAGCACCATGAAGACCAAGAACCAGTTGCAGGTGTTGGCGCTCGCCGCCGTCGTCACCCACATCGAAGAGCTCGCCTCCAACCTCGATGCGCTCATCGGGGCCATCGGGAGCAGCCCGGCGACGCCCGAGCAGGTCTCGGAGCTCGAGTCCCTGCAGAACCAGATGACGGAAGCGCAGGAGGTCCGTGCCGAGAAGGAGACGGCTGCGAAGAAGCAGGAGGAGCTGCTCGCCTCGGCGCGTCGCTCGGTGGACGCGGCGGCCGAGCTCTCGAAGCCCATTCGCCAGACCACGGCGGCCCGCATCACCGGCGGCGACAAGCCCGGCGCCAGCAAGAACAGCTGGGGCTTCCAGAACGAGGGCGAGTTCATCATCGCGGCGCGCAACTTCAAGACGGGCAAGCGCGACCCCCGCATCATGAACGCCGCGACCACGTTCGGCTCGGAGGGCGTGAACGAGGAAGGCGGCTTCACGGTGCCTCCCGACTACCGCACCAACATCCGCAAGGCGATCGAGGGCGAGGGCTCGCTCGCGGCGCTCTGCGACGACCAGCGCACCTCGAGCAACCGGCTCTCGTTCCCCATCGACGAGAACGCGCCGTGGGATTCGTCGTCGGGCATGACCGTCGGGTACCTCGCCGAGGGCGCGACCATCACCGCCTCGAAGCCGAAGCTCGGCTCGCTCGAGACGAAGCTCGTCAAGCTGGGCGCGCTCGTCCCGCTCACCGAGGAGCTCATCGAAGACGCCTCGGCGATGACGGCGTACGTCTCGACGAAGGTGCCCGAGAAGACGGTGGCCTTCCTCAACCAGGAGATCATCAACGGCGCTGGTTCGCCGGGCACGCTGCTCGGCATCCTGAACGCCGCGGCGAAGGTGACGGTGGCGGCGAAGTCCGGCCAGGGCGCCAACACCGTCGTCGCCGACAACATCGCGAAGATGTGGTCGAGCCTCCCGGTGAAGTCGCGCGCCCGCGCGGTGTGGCTGGTGCACTCCGACGTCGAGGCGGTGTTGCCGGTGATGACCATCGCGAACCAGCCCGTCTACCTGCCGCCCGGCGGGCTGCTCGAGCGCTCGAACGGCACCCTGATGGGGCGGCCGGTCATCGTGTGCGAGGACTGCAAGGCGCTCGGCACCGAGGGTGACATCATCCTCTGGGACCCGCTCGAGTACATCATCGCGACGAAGACGGGCCCGTCGGGCATGCGCGCCGACGTGTCGATGCACGTCTACTTCGAGCAGGACCTCACGGCGATGCGCTTCGTTCAGCGCATCGGCGGCCAGCCGTGGTGGACCAAGTCGTTCGCCCGGAAGAACGGGAGCTCGAGCCAGAGCCCTATCCTCACGCTGAACAGCACCCGCACCTAACCCGCCTGAGGGAGCGCGTCGCGGTCGGGCGCGCTTCCTCATTCCGCCTTCCAACCTCTTTCCGCAGCCCACCCCGATTCAGAAGGAACCAGCCACATGGACATCAACAGCGAAGTGCTCAAGGCCGTCCCCTCGACCACGCCCGCCGCAGGCATCACGGGGAACGCGGTCACCACCGGCGCCACCATCGACACGAAGGGCTTCAACGGCCTCACCTTCGTCGTTTCCACGGGCGTCGTCACCGACGGCACCTTCACCGGGCAGGTCTTCGGCGGCAACGCGTCGAACATGTCCGATGAGGTGGCGCTCACCTCCGACCAGCTCATCGGCTCGGCGCCCGCCATCGCCACCACCGACGACGGCGTGTGCGAGCGCGTCGGCGTCAACCTCGCCAAGGTGGGCAAGCGGTACTACCGCCTGAAGCTGACCCAGGCCGGCGCCACCACCGGCGGCTTCCTCAGCGCCCAGGCGATTCTCACCATGCCGAACGCCGCGCCGGTCGCCGCGCCGTAACCCTTCTTCGGGCAGAACCTCGCCGGCGTTCCCCAGAGCGTCGGCGAGGGCAGTTCTTGCGGGGTTGAGGAGCGGCTCCCTCTCCGGGCTCATAACCCGGCCACGCTGGTTCGAATCCAGCCTCCGCAACAATGGACAGCGACCTCACCACCTTGGATGTCGCGGCCGGCGCGCTCGGCGTGAGCGCTGCTGACCCGAAGCTGCCGCGCCTCATCGGCGCTGCCTCCGAGGCGATCCGCCGCTACATCGGCCGGCCGCAGCTCCACTACAGCGCCACCATCGTGGAGAAGCTCGCCGGGTACGCGGGCCAGGTGCGGCTGTACCTGGGCGCCGTTCCGCTCATCTCGGTTGCCAGCGTCGTGCTGCCCGACGGGACGACGCTCGTGCCGACCGACGACTACGTGGTGGAGGACCTCGCCACGGCTGCGCTCTACCGGCGCGTCGGCTGGCCCTTCACCGGCGTCGATGAGGGCGGGGTGCTCTACGCCGAAGAGAAGGCCATCGTCGTCACGTACGCCGGCGGGTGGGTGACGCCTGCGCAGGACGGCACGCGCACGCTGCCGTACGACCTCGAGCACGCGTGCATTCTGGCGGTGGTGTCGGCGTACCGCTCCGAGCCGCGCGATGCGTCCATCGCGAGCGAAGCGCTCGGCGACTACTCCGTCTCGTTCGCCAGGCCGAGCCCGAGCGGCGGTGGCGTTCTGCCTGATGCCGCGCTCGCGCTGCTCGCCACGTACCGGAGGCTCCAGTGAGCCTCCTCTCGATGCTGACGCAGACCGTCCACGTGGCCTCATTCGCGTCGGTCGACGCGTACGGGAAGAACACCTACGGCGCGCCGCGGGCGCTGCCGGCGCGTGTGCAAGGGCAGCAGCGGAACGTGCGCAGTCAGGCGGGCGACGAGCTCGTCTCGAGCCACCTCGTCTACGTGGCCGAAGAGGTGAAGCCGACCGACCGCATCTGGTTGCCGGGCCAGTCCACCTCGAGCGCCGAGGCGTCGAACGTGCCCCTCACCATCACCAGCTCGCCGCACCCGTCGAGCGGCGTCACGTTGTGGAAGGTGGAGCTCTGATGCCTGGCCGAGTGAACGTGCTCATGTCGGTGGAGGGTGGCGAGGCGCTGCGCAAGGCGCTGACGAAGAAGTCGGCCGAGGTGGCGCGCGAGATGGCGCTCGCGCTTCCACAGGAGGGGGCGGCGCTGATGGCGCAGGCCAACGCCCTGGCGCCTCGAGCGACGGGCGAGCTCGTCGGCTCCTCGAGCGTCACCTCGGCCGTCACGCGGAAGGGCGCGAAGGTGGCCGTCGCTGCGGCGTACCTCGACGAGAAGGCGGCCGCGGTGCACGAGGGCGTGCACTGGGGGAAGAAGGTGCAGGGCACGCGCGGCTTCAAGTGGTTCGAGCGCGCGCTGCAGGGGTTCCAGGCCGGCTTCATCGAGCGCATCGTCGCGCGCCTGCGTCATCTGGTGGGAGGCTGAATGCCCGCGTCCAATCCATCGCCGCCGCCCCCGGCCAGCGGCACCGTTGCCGGCATCGTCTCGCTCATCGCGCAGACGTTCGCGGGCGTGAAGACGTTCCTCGCTCGTGTCGTCATCGGCGTGACGTCTGGCACCTCGCTCGACCTCAGCGCCAACACCTCGGGGAGCGGCTCTGTCGTTCAGCTCGCGAACGGCGCCGGCATCAACTTCTCGGTGGCCGACGCCAACTCGTACCTCGCTCGGGTCAGCTCAAACACCATTCGGCAGGGTGACGGGACGACGGGCACCATGAGTGCGGGCGTCTTCGCGGCCGGCACGTCCATGGCGACGCCACGCCTGCAGCTGAACACCGGTGACTCAACCGGCGCGCCGGGCAACGCGACCGTGAACTTCTCGGCGGGCAAGTCCTCGGTCAACACCGGTGCAACGACGTGCGTCATCACGACGAACCAGGCGTTCGGCACGGGCGACATCGTTCACATCACGCCGCTCACCATCAACGCCGCCGTGACGAAGTGGAGCGCCGTCGCCGCGAGCGGCTCCTTCACCGTCACGGTCGATGCCGCGCCGACCGGCTCACCGTGGCAGTTCCAGTGGTCCATCTTCCGCAAGAACAACTGAGGTCCTCATGCCCATCGGGAAACAGACGGCTCGCGCCGCGATCGCCACCAACAAGTCGGGCACCACCCGGGACGAGATGCCCGCCGAGGTGCGCGCCGCGCGCGACCTCTTGAACGAGTGGCTGTCGCGCCGAGAAGAACAGGACCTGAAGGCGCTCGCCGACTTCGCCGCGTCAAGGCAGGGCCAGTACAACACCTTCGTCTCCACCCTCCCGGACCCGGCCGTCGACCAGACGCCCTGAGCCATGGCCGACCCGAAGTCACTCACCGTCCGAGACTCCGCCGGCGCGCCCGTCACCACGGGCGTGACGCTGGCCGTCTACGTCGACACGACGGGAGCCGCGCGCACGCCGCCCGCCATCACGCACGTCGGCGCGGGCAAGTGGGTCTTCACGCCGTCGGACGCTGACGAGACGGTCGGCACGGTGGCCCTCGTCGACTGCGGGGCCGGCAGCCTTCCACCTCGAGCGTCGTTCGCCGTGCACGAGGCCGACAACTCGAACCAGTTCTGGTGCTTCCACTTCGAAGACGCAGCTGGCGCGCTCTGGGCCGGTGCCGCACCGTCTTCGCTGCAGTACGTCGACCCGGCTGGTGCCGCGCGCACGCCACCCGCTCTCGTCGCGGTCGCTGGCGCGTACCTCTTCGCCCTGACGCCGACGTCGGGTGACGTGACGGCCGGCATCGAGGGCCGCCTCGACGCGCCAGCCAACGCGTACCCGCTCTACTGGGAGTTCTCGAGCGAGCCCGCCGTCGCGTCCGACCCGTGGGCCGCACCTTCGCCAGGGCCGATCCGCAACGCGGCCTACGACGTCGCGCAGTTCCTCAACGGGAAGACGGTCGGCGGGGTGGTGATGACGCTCGCCACCAACCTCTTCATCGGCCGCATGCCCGACACCGACAAGACGCAGTCCCCCTGCGTCGCGGTGTTGAACACGGGTGGGGCCTCGCCGCAGTCGCTCCTCTCGGGCGAGCGGCAGTCCGTCTACAGCGCCTCGGTGCAGGTGATGGTACGTAGCTCGGCCGACGACTTCGCGGCCGGCGAGGCGCTCGCTCGAGGCGTCATCACGTGGTGCCACCAGCAAGTCATCGCCGGCTACCTGTCCTGGTACTCGCGCGACTCGCAGCCCGCGCTGCTGGGCCCGGACTCCGACCAGCACCTGGTGTGGGCCATCAACCTCGACGCCGAGTACCTCGCCACCCTCGGGTGACGGCATCGTGTGAACGAGACGGGCGACGGTGAGGGCCTCTCTCGGAGGCACCCACCATGGCTGCTGCTGGTCACCCCACGAAGGTTTACGTCAAGGCCACCAACGCCGCCGCTGTCTCGGGTGACGAAGTGGCCGGCATCAAGTCGTGCACCAACGGCCACTCGGCCGACCTGCTCGACGTCACCACCTTCAAGGACACGTCGGGCTGGCGCCAGAAGATGAACGGCCTGCTCGACGGCACCGTCGAGATGTCGGGCCTGGCCGAGTTCGCCGACGCGCCCCAGGCACTCATCCGCTCGAGCATGCTCTCGGGCGCCAGCATCTGGGTCACCATCGAGTTCAACCCGTCGGGCTCGGCTGGACAGAAGGGCTTCCAGATGGAGTGCAAGGTCGCCTCCGCCAACTTCGCCAGCGAGCTCGAGGGCACCGTCGACTTCGACGCCTCGTTCCAGTTCACCGCCGCGCCGGTCGCCGTCTAAGCCACCATGGCTCGCGCCGCGTGGAACACCGCAGTGAAGGTGACGGGCGCTGCCGTGGGAGTCACGGCCGAGGCGGCCGCCCTCCTCACCGGCAAGCGGTACCAGGTGACGAACGCCGCGCGGGGCATCATCGAGCCGACGGTGGCCGTCGTCGTCTACGACAACGGCATCGCCGTCTCGGCGGCCAACATTCTCGCCATCGAGCACCTCTTCGGCATCGTCGAGTTCCAGGCCGCGTACTCCGTCACCGGCCCCGTCACTCTCGACTTCAGCTACCTGCCCACGTACCAGGTGGCCGAGTGCAACGCGGGCAGCTTCGAGATGTCGCGCGAGCTGCTCGACTCCAGCGTCTTCGAGTCGCAGTGGAAGAAGAAGACGCCGGGGTTGATGGACTTCGCGGGCACGCTGAAGAGCCTGCAGATTCAGCTCGTCGACATCGACACCGTCACGGGCGGCACGCAGAGCATCGACAGCTGGCTGAAGGCCGGCACGCACCGAGTCATCGACGTGCTGTTCGCCACGGGTGAGCGGCTGCGCGCCTGGGTGCTGTTCGAGAGCCACAACATCACGAGCGAGCTTGACGGCCTCATCACCGTCGACATCGCCTTCACTGGCTCGAGCCCCGGTGGTGGGGCCGCTGCCGCAGGAACGGGAGTCTGACGATGAAGGCCTCTGAGATTCGAAAGGCGCTCCTCGGGCGCGCGAAGCCGAAGCCGCGCCTGGCTGGAGAGGTGTCCGGCATCGGCAAGGTGTACGTGCGCGTCGCGTCGGTGGCCGAGCGCTCGGAGCTGATGCGGCTCGGCAACGTGAAGGCCGACGGCAGCATCGCGGTCGAGGACTCGGCGCGCTTCCAGGCGTTGCTCATCACCCGGCTGGCCGTCGACGAGGAAGGCGAGCGCATCTGGGCGAACGACGACGTGCAGGCCGTCACCGAGCTGGCCGTCGATGACCCGTACTGGGTCGTCGTCGCCGAGGCGGCTGGGAAGGCCCTGGTGCCCGAAGGCCACGACGGCGACAAGAAGGCGGTCGCGGCTGCTCAGGAGGCGCTCAAGGGAAACTGAGGCGCGGCGAACGCCGTCTCCTGTTCGCCATCGCGCAGAAGCTGGGAGGCATGACGGTGGCCGAGCTCGAGGAGCGGCTCACTGTCGACGAGCTGGCCGAGTGGGGAGCGCTCTTCGAGGTGGAACGCGAGGAGCACGAGAAGGCGATGAAGGACGCCGAGCGGAAGTCGAAGACGGGCTCGAGACGGAGGTAGGCGATGGCCTTGAAGATTGGATCGCTCTTCGTTTCGCTCACCGCGAACACCGTCGGCTTCGCGAAGTCGATGGGCAAGGCGCTGAAGGACGTCGAGAAGTTCTCCCGCGAGGTGAAGAAGGCGGCGAACGACGCGGCGCAGGTGGCGGGCAGCATCACCGCCCTGGGCGCTGCAGCGCTCAAGCTCGGCGCTGACGTCAGCGGGCCAGCGAAGGCCGCGATGACGGAGTTCCAGGCCAGCATCAAGCAGGCCGCGGCTCCTGTCGCTGAGGCGCTGGTGCCCGCGGTGCGTGAGGCGGCCGGCATCATTCGCGGGCTGGGCAAGACGTTCGCCGAACTGTCGCCTGAGACGAAGGCCACCGTGGCCGAGGTCTTCAAGGTGGCGGCCGCGGTGACGGCTGCCAGCCTTGTCATCGGTCGACTCGCCGCGCTCGCGCAGCTCGCGGCCGGCGTCATGAGCGGTCTCGCCGGCGCCATCGCTGCCGTCGGAGTCGGGCCGCTCCTGGCCGTGCTCGCTGTCGTCGCAGCGCTCGCCGCGGGCGTGGCCGTTCTGCACAAGGCGTGGCGAGAGAACTGGGGCGGCATTCAGCAGGTGGTGGGGAAGGTCGCGCAGTGGTTCGCGGACACGTGGGACGGGGCGCTCAACTTCGTGCGCGGCGGGTTCTCGGCCTTCGTCGACTCACTCGCCGGGCTGGCGAAGGTGTCGCTCGGCATTCTGGCGCAGCTCGCTGACGCGACCGGCACGGGTGCAGGGCCAGCGATTCGGGCGTCGATGAACGTCGTCGACCAGATTGCGAAGGACATGAAGTCGGGCGACTCGGTGAAGCGTTTCGTGGTCGCTGCGCTCGACCTCGGGAAGGCCGCAGGCACAGCGTTCCTCGATGAGTGGAAGGCGATCTTCAAGGAGCTCGGGTACGACTTCGAGAAGTTCGCCTCGAAGTTGAAGGCACTGCAGGCCACGCCGCTCGCCCTCGACGCCCTCGTCACGGGCAAGCGCAAGCCGACCCAGCCAGCCCTCGACAAGAACTGGTACGAGAAAGAGTTCGGCGAGGGGAACCTCCGCGACCTTGGCGAAAAGACGCGCGCAGCTGGCCCAGCCGACGCGACGAAGACCGGCCTGATGGGTGTCGCGCAGACGATGATCGGTCGCCTCGGCACCCTCGGCGGCATCATCAACGACACGATCACGGCAGCGCAGACCGGCGGCCCCTGGGCGGCGTTGGCAACTGCGGTGAGCGGCGTGCTGATGGAGACGGAGGGCTTCGCCGAACTGGCGAGACAGGCACAGGGCGCGCTCAAAGACCTCGTCTCAGCCATCGAGCCGTTGGCCACCGGGATGTTTCAGGCCGTCGGCCGGACGCTGGCCGGTGCGATGGAAATCGTGAAGGGGGCATTCCAACTGCTCGCGCCTGCGTTCAAGGCGCTCGGCGCAGTGCTCGATCCGCTTGCGCCGGTGCTCTTTGTCCTCGGGCAGATCATCGGCAGCCTGGCGCCGGTAATTGAAGCGGTAGTGAACGTGGTGCTCGCACCGCTGCAAATCCTCAAGCCGCTGCTCGGTGTCGTGTACGGCATCCTGGTGGCCTTGGGGGCTGGCCTGCTCTGGTTGGTGAATGCGATCGGCGGCATCTGGAACAGCATCGTCAACGCGGTTGCCGACGCAATCACCACGGTCATCAAGTTCATCACCGGCGGACTCGTCACAACTGGCGGCGACTTCTTGCGAGGGCTCACCGTCGACCTGACGGGAACGACCAAGGCGTACGAGGACATGCTGAAGCAGGGCAAGGCGATCATCGACAACCCAATCGACACGCTCTCTGGGAAGACCCAGCAGGAGATGATGGAGGAAATTCGGAAGCGTCAAGCGATGAACGACTCAATCGATCAGACGAAGAACACGGTCGAAGCGGTGAACGAGGCGTTCCTCAACATCCCGAGCGGCTTCAAGGTGGCGGCGGCGCGCTTCAACGCTGACGCGAGTGGCTACACTCCCAGCACCCTCGGCTCTGGCGGCGTCACCATCAACGGCGACATCGTCATCTACGCGAACGACTCTGCCGACGCGGTCGACCAGCTCCAGCACATGATTGTCCGGCGCGCGTTCCGCAACACGGGCTCGACGGCAGAGAGCGCGTTGGCCGTCATCATGGGCGCCCGGTGACCGACTTCCTTCGCATCAATGGGGTGCCTGTCCCGGTCCGCGCGGACCAGGCCGAGTACCGCCCGGAGCTCGTCGGCGAGTCGGGCCGAGGCGTCGACGGCTCGATGTGGGTACAGCGCACAGCCATCAAGCGCACCTTCGAGCTCGCCACGACGCCGCTCACCGCGCAGGAGGCGCTCGCGCTCGCGGGCCTGGTGCACGGCGCCGGGCACACCTGGTCCTTCTCGGCGGCGCAGGGCCTGTACTCGTCGCGCGGGGCGCTCATCACCTCGAGCGGAGCCGCCATCACCCGCGCGGCCGCCTTCGGGAAGTTCGGCAGCGACTCGGCCCTGGTGCCGAACGGCGTCACGCTGCGCACCGGCCTGCTGTATCCGACGGGCACGGGGCAGCCCGAGCCCACCCTCTCCTTCTGGCACTCCGACGGCGGCGGCTTTGCCCATCGCGGGTACAGGGCGGCCGCGTCGCAGTGGTACAAGAACGGCACCGCCAGCGGCGCGCCCACCGGCGTCTCCATCACCTACTCGGGCACATTCGGCTGGCAGATTGTCAACGCCACCGGCGGGAACATCTGGGTCGACGACCTCTGGGTGTGCCCGTACGACTGGCCCGCGACGTGGCCCGCCTTCGTGACGTCCTTCAACCTGCCGGTCGGCCTCTGCCCGAAGGTGAAGGCTGACGGGCTCCTCATCGAGCAGAACTTCGCGACCGGCCTCGACTTCTTCGGCGAGGTGTCGTCGATGCCGCTGCTGCCGGGCGTCATCGGCTCCTTCGCAGCGAACCTGCACACGGTGGCCTTCAGCCTGATGGAGGTGTGACGTGCGGACGCTCTCGGCCGACCACGCCGCGCGCCTGGCCGCGGGGCACTTCGCGGTGCGGGTGCGGGTGAAGGACTCGACCGGCACGTTCCGCGACCTGAACACGGTGGCCGGCTTCAACGCGGTGAAGTCGGTGCGCTGGGGCGAAGACGTCGACTCCCCCGGCATGACGGCTGACGTCGAGCTCTTCCGCAACAACGACGCCATCAGCTTCAGCCCGCTCCACGACACGAGCCCGCTCAACCGCGAGACGCCCTTCGACGCGTCGACGGCGGTCGCGGCGCTCATCGACCTCAACCGTGAGGTGCGCATCGAGTGGGCGCTCGAGCTCGACGCCCTCGTCACGCCGACGTGGAACCTCGCCTTCGCCGGCCTCATCGAGAGCTTCAGCCTGGGCAGTGGCGAGACGATGGCCATCGGCGCCCGAGGCCAGTACGCCGAGCTGCAGGACAGGCTCTTCGAGGAGGAGTTCATGTTCAACATCGCGGCGGGCCTCGAGGCGGGCCCGTTCCGCGTGTGGCAGCCGAACACCGTCTACGCCCTCAACGACCGCGTCCTGCCCACCAACGCGAAGGCCAACACGAAGCACTACCGCACGACGACGGCAGGCACCTCGGGCGCGACCGAGCCGACGTGGCCCGGCGCCGGTACGGTGGCGAGCGGCACGGCCGTCTTCACGTACATCGGCGCGACGTCGGAGCTCGCGGGCTACGCGGTGCAGAACACGCTGACGCAGATGGCGCAGTCCATCGTCCCCGCCGGCGCCGCCGTCTTCGGAGACCTCGGAACCACCTTCACCACGTACACGCCCGTCTCGCCGGGGTGGAACATCAACGTCTTTCAGGTGAAGCGCGAGAACGTCTGGAACGCGATGACCGCCCTGGCGCAGCAGATTGGCTGGGACTTCCGCTGGAAGTGGAGCAACGCCGACGCTGCCTTCCGCCCGACGCTCTACGACCCGAACCGCGCGAAGGTGACGCCCGACCGAGTCTTCACGCTGCCCGAGGTGCGCGGCTACTCCGACGTCGCGCTCGACATCGCGAACATCCGCAACGTCGTGCGCGTCGTGTACTCGGATACGGGCGACCTCGACCCGCAGCGAGTCGGGAAGCGCAAGTCGGTGACGGCGGTCGACACCACCAGCGTCACCAGGTTCGGGCGCAGGTACATGGAGGTCGCCGAGTCGGGCAGCTCGAGCATCGACTCGCCGGGTGAGGCGACGACGATGGCGAACGCGATGCTCAGCGACCTCGCCTCGCCGGTGGCCGACGTCGGCGTCGAGCTGCGCTTCTTCCCCTGGGTGGAGCTGACCGACCTCCTCGGCCTGCCCGCTGACGGCCGGCGCTTCACGAGCCAGCAGAACCTCGCGGTGACGTCGTACTCGCACGAGTGGGGCGAGGGCGGCCGCTGCAGCACCACGGTGCAGGTGCGCGGCAAGCCCGCGACGGGCTGGTACCGGTGGGCGCGAATCTCCGGCCCGGCCAACCCTGACGATGTGCACCGGCTGAACGAGCGCGGCAACGCCGGCAGCTTCGTGATGACGGCGACGGGCACGCTGCGCGGGCAGACGCTGCAGGTGCAGGAGTCACCCATCGTCATGGCGCTGCCGCGGGAGGTGGAGCTCCACGTCTCGCCCACCTCGAGCTTCACGCCGTCGGCCTCGACGCTGAAGGCGGCCGGGCGGCAGCAGCAGGCTGTCGTGCAGGGCCTCAAGCCTGGGCGCACCTACTACGCGAAGGGCGTCGTCTACGGCTTCAACGACCAGCGCCTGGTGCGGAGCGAGCCGAGCGAGGAGACCTCCTTCGTCGCGGGTTACGTCGAGCCGGTCGACCTCAACCCCGAGACCGTCGTCGGGCCGATGCCGCCGAACGGCAGCTTCGAGGGCTGGTTCGAAGGCGACACGGTACCGCCGGACCACTGGGAGCCAGACACTGGCACGTGGGCCGACTGGGCTCGCGCGACGACGGCAGGTGACGGCGCCTTCAGCATCGAGGCCCGCAACACCGGCAGCGCCGTGCGCGCTGAGCTGCGCTCGCTCTGGTTCCCGTGCGGAGCGGGCAAGGCGTACGTGTTGGACGCGCTCCTGCAGCGCGTAGTGAGCGACGGTGACGTGCGGCTCACCATCGAATGGGGCGACTCCGCGAAGGCCTCGCTCGGCACCGCCACGCTCATCACGCCGACGACCGGCATGACGAACTTCACCAGGTGCCGTCAGCTGGTGGCCGAGTCGCCTGGCGGCACCAGGTACGCGCGGGTGAAGGTGGGGCGCGACACCTCGGGCACGTACCAGTTCCGAGCTGACGCCGTGTCGATGCGGCTGCTCGGTGAGGCGCTCGTGCCGGTGACGTACACCGACGGGAACTGGGCCGACTACGGCGGCGGGTATGCCGGCATGGCGTACTGGCGTGACGCCATCGGCATCATTCACGTGCGCGGGTTCGCGACGACGCTGGTTGGGCGGGCCGCGGGAGCCGTCATCTTCACGTTGCCGGCGGGGTTCAGGCCGGCCGCCTTCGAGCCCTTCCCGGCGGTGCGCGTCGAGGTCGGCGTTGCGAGCTACTTCCTCCGGGTCGATGTTGGCTCGGACGGAACCGTCACGTGCCAGGACGCGCTGAACGCCGACGACATCGTCTCCGTCTCGGGCATCCTCATCGACCCGCGGTAGACGCGCGTCGAGTGAAGGCCTCGACGCACTCTGACGCCCATGAGTGACGACCTGGTCCGGCGCATCGAGGCCCTCGAAGAGCGCATCAAGCACCACGGCGCCACTATCCTCGAGCACGGCACCAGGCTCGATCGCCACGAGCGCCAACTCGCCGAACTCCGCGCCGGGCACGTCGAGACGAGGACCGAGCTGAAGGGCCTCTCACAACAGGTCACCGAGGTGAGGTCCGAGATGAAGGACCTCTCGCGACAGGTCGCCGAGCTTCAGGCCACCAACCTCGAGACGCGCGCCGAGGTTCGCGCCATGTCGACACAGGTGGGGCGCCTCAGCGACATCGCCACCACGCAGGGGCTGAGCCTCGAGAAGATCGACCGCAACGTCGTGCGGTTGGTGGAGATTTTCGAGACCCGAAAGGTGGTCGTCGATGCCGACTCCTGAGCAGCAACAGCTGGCGGTCATCCTCCTCGTTCTCCTCGGTCCGAAGGCCGTGACGTGGGCGGCCGCGCGGTTCGTCTCGAAGAAGGACGAAGCGGAGAAGAGGGTGGTCGAAGCCGAGAAGGAGGCCAAAGCTGAGCGCGAGAAGCGAGACAAAGAGGCAGCTGCAGCGCGCGAACAACGCGAGAAGGACATCGCGGCGGAGCGCGACCGGCGCGAGAAGGCGATGGCGCTGAAGCTGGAAGAAATCGCCTCGAGCATCAACGAGCTGCGCTCGGACGCACGAGCCGATCGCGAGCGACAGGCCGCGCTGACCGCAGCGCACGCCGAGGTGAAGGAGCGAATCAACGGGGTGAGCGAGAACCATCGGCCTCGCATCGAGCGCCTCGAGCAGAAGGTGGCGGTCCTCGAAGCCGCCGCGTCGAAGAAGCGCTGAGCGCGGCAGCCCGCATCGTGTGAAGCCGCGGGGGCAGTCTGCTTCTCGTGAGCGACCACCGAGAGACCGCCTACGAGAGGCACCTGCGCGAGATGGAGTCGCGGACGCGGTTCGAGGTGACGGTCTCGGTCCTCGTCGTGGCGCTCGTTGGCGCGCTGGCTTGGCTGGTGAACTTGTGAAGCCCTTCCCGTTGGGCCTCGAGTCGCCGGGCGCGCGCCTGCGCAGCGTCACCACGAACCGCTCCGCTGCACGGCTGATGGGCATCATCGCCGAGCACCACTTCCGAGGCTTCGGCCGGTACCAGGCGCGCGACGTCACGGGCGACGGCAAGCCTGAGACGTTCTGCAACCTCTTCGCGCAGGACGTCAGCGAGGCGATGGGGGTTGAGCTCCCGCGAAACACCCGCGCGAACGACCTCGCGAGTTGGCTCCCGTCGCTGGGTAAGTCTTTCGGCTGGGTCGAGGTGAGCGAGACCGTTGCGCAGCTCGCGGCCGACCGCGGCGAGCTCGCGGTCGCCATCACGGTCAACCCGAACGGGCCCGGCCACATCGCCGTGCTGCAGCCTTCGCTGGGCGACCTGGGCACGTGGATTGCCCAGGCTGGCGGCACGAACTTCACCCGTGGCTCGCTCGCGGCGGGCTTCGGCAACCTGCAGCCGCGGTTCTTCGCGCACCGCTGAGGCTTCGATGACCGAGGAAGAACTCGATCAGCAGTTCGAGCCGCCGGAGCCTCGCCGGGCGCACCCGCTCGTCGCGGTGGCCGTCATTCTCGCGCTCGCGGCCATGTCCTGGCTGCCCTTCTTCGGAGGGTGCAGCTGATGCAGACCGAGTCCACTTTGGGCGCCGCCGGCGTCCTCCGCTCCCCAGAGCGCGAAGGCAGGCTCCTGCCACCGGCGGCTTCCTCCTTGAGCCGAGCAGCGGTCCACACGCCGAAGCGGTTGCAGTCGGCGCACCCAGAAGAGAGCAACCCATGTCGTTCCGAGCGAAGTGCCGAATCACCCGCGTCGAGAGCAGCCTTCACCCGAAGCACGGCGATCATCGCAAGGTCACCCTCCAGCCCGTCTTCGGCGCCGGCGAGGAAGATTCGAACGCGCAGTGGTCGAAGTTCACGCCCGACGGGCAGGTCGAGCTGACCATCACCAACCCCGAGGTGTGGCCCGACCTCGTCATCGGCCGCGCCTTCTACGTCGACTTCACGCCGTCCGAGGACTGAGCCGCCGTGACGCCGACCTCGCGCCAGTGGGCTGCTGGAATCACCGCGCTGGTGGTGATCACCGGGCTCGCCTTCTCTGCCGGCCGCTTCACGGCGCCGGTGAAGACCGACGTGCGCGAGGTCGAGAAGGTCGTCTGGAAAGACAAGGTCGTCGAGAAGGTGGTGACTCGCAAGGCGAAGGCCGTCGACCGCGTCGTCTTCGTCGACCGCGTCGTCACGCCCGAGGGCGAGGTGCGGGAGCAGCGCACGACGCGCACCCTCACCGACGCGCGCGAGCTCGTCGACCTCGGGAAGACATCGGAATCAGCCGGCAGCACGGAGAAGAGCGCCTCGAGCACGTCCACCCTTCGGCCTGACTGGCGGGTGGGCGTGCTCGCTGGGGCGTCTCTGCGCGAGCCGCTCGTGCCCATCGTCGGGCCTCTCGTCCTGGGCGCGTCCGTCGAACGTCGCATCGTCGGCGGCCTGAATGCCGGCGTGTGGGTCAACACCGTGGGCGCTGCAGGCGCGTCCGTCTCAATGGAGTTCTGAACATGGCGAGCATGGACCTGAAGGTGAACGTCACCGGCGTCGAAGAGGCGAAGCGCCAGCTCGCGCAGCTGAAGACGCACCGCTCGGGCTGGTTCAGCACGAAGCTGCACCTGGCCCTCATCGCCATCGCGCTGCTCACCGCCGTCTACGTCTTCGTCGTCGCGCGCACCGGGGAGCCGGTCGGCTTCGGCGAGCTCTGCGTCGCGGTTGTCTCCATCACGGCTGGCTACAGCGGCAGCCGCGTCGCCGAGTCCTTCGCGCTCCGTCCCGCGCGCACACCCTCACCCGAGAAAGAGAGCTGACCCGATGGCCCTCAAGTTCCCAGCTGCACTCCGCACTACGCGAGCCAACACCATCGCAACGGCCGCCGGCAACGCCGGGCTGCTGCGCATCTACTCGGGCTCTCGCCCGGCCAACGCCGACACCGCGCCGTCGGGCACGCTGCTCGCCGAGCTCGTCTGCGGCACCCCGTTCGCGCCGGCGGCGAGTTCGGGCGTGCTGACGGCCAACGCCATCACCCAGGACTCGGCGGCCGACGCGACGGGCACGGCCACGTGGTGCCGGCGCCGTCGTCACCGAGGACTTCTTCGGTCCGCCTCCTCCTTCGGGCGCGCTCGATGCCGTTCGCTTCGGCGCTGGCACCGACGTGCTCACGATGCCGAGCGCCGCCCTGCCCTCGGGCTCGGGCGGGTGGACCGTCGCGGGGTGGTTCCGCCTCGTCGCCGACAGGAACGCCGTCACAACTTTCTGGAGCCTCGACGGCATCTTCTCCTCGAGCTGGCACGCGCTCCGCACGACGGTCGACGGCACCTCGCTGCGGCTGAACGAGAGCGGCACCGACGTCCTCACCATCACCAGCCTCACCGTCGGCACCTGGTACTTCCTCGCGGTGCGGAAGGACGCCGCGGGCAACGTGAAGGCGTACGTCGGCGACGAGGCCGGCGGGGCGCTCACCACCGTCACCGGCACCGTGACGAACATCGCCACCTACTCAGGTGACGGGTACGTCGGCGGCAACGCGTACGGCGACTGGTTCGACGGGCGCGGGTGGGGGCTGCGCATCTGGGACGTCGACCTCTCCGACGCGGAGGTTGACGCCGAGTACTCCGCGAGCTCGGCCGCTCGCACCGCCAACAACCGCGCGCAGTGGCTGCTCGATGCCGTCCCGCCGACCGCCGACTCGAGCGGCAACGGGCGCAACCTCACCAACACCGGCGGGGCCTGGGCGCTCGAGGCCGGTCCGACGCTCCCGACGGGAGGCATCAGCGGGGCCTTCGCAGCGTCGACGCCCCTCCCGACGCTGGCGGCAGCTGGAACACCCGTCGTCACCGGCACTGCTGCGACGTCGACTCCGCTGCCGACGCTCGCCGCGGCTGGCACGCCGGTCGTCACGGGCGCTGCAGCGGTCTCCACGCCAGCGCCAACGCTGGCCGCTGCTGGCACTCCCGTCGCGAACGGCACCTTCGCGAGCTCGACGGCGGTGCCCACGCTGGCGGCAGCAGGCACCCCGGTCGCGACAGGCACCTTCGGGGCCACCACGCCCCTGCCCACCCTGGTGGCGGTCGGCGACACGGGCAGCAGCCCCGTCACGGGTGACTTCGCCGCAACGACGGCGCTCCCGACGCTCGCGGCCACGGGAACGCCCATCGTCACCGGTGCGGTGGCGGCATCGACGCCGGTGCCAAGCCTCGCAGCTGTCGGGAGCGAGGTTGCCACTGGCGCTGTGGCGGCCTCCACGCCCGTCCCTGGGCTCGCTGCGGCCGGCACCCTCGTTGTGGTGGGGGCGTTCTCGAGCGGCGCGCCTGCGCCCAGCCTGGCCGCCTCAGGCACCTCCATCGTGGTGGGCGCCTTCGCTTCGTCGACGGCGGTGCCGACGCTGGCGGCCGAGGGTGCCCAGGTGTCACCCCTGCCTGACGTCTGGGCAACCCCCGCCACCTCGAGCACGACGGCCACGGCGGCGAGCTCGGGCCTCAGCCGGGCGGCAGCGTCGAGTGCATCGAGCGGGGCATCGTCTGCCGACGGGCGCAGTCAGGCGGCCACCACAGGAGACGCCGGCGGAAGCTCGGCGACAACGACATGAGCGACTTCACCATCAAGGCGGGAGACCGGCTCCCGAAGCTGCGCATGACGCTGGCCGACGGCTCCGGCACCGCGCTCGACCTCACCTCGGCGCAGTCGGTGGCCTTTCGCATGCGGGCGCAGCGGGGCGGCGCGCTGGTGACGCTGGCCGGCTCGGCGGCCATCGTCACGCCGGCGTCTGGCATCGTCGAGTACTCTTGGGGAGCGGGCGACACCGCGGCGCCGGGCGAGTACTTCGGCGAGTGGGTGCTGACGTACGCGGGGCCTGTGACTCGGACGGTGCCGGCGCCGAGCTTCGTCACCGTGACGGTGGCGCCCGTTCTGCCGTGATCAACGTGGGTCGCGAACGACGGCTGCGAAACAGCCGACCGAGCGCCACCCGGTGACGACGGAGCTGCACTTCCCGCAGGTCCGCGCCTGCGGCTCCTCGGTGAACACAACCGCGCCGGGGCCCTTCCACTCCTCTCGGCCGTTGTGCGTCCACACGAGCTTGAGCGCACCGTCGCCCTCCGCGCGGTCCCAGAGAACCAGGCACTGCTCGCAGATGCCCTCGTCGCGGCGGTCGAAGAGGTCCAGCCGCTCGACTCCCCCGGCAGACTCGCGCGTCCTGATGGAGCCACGCTTACCGCACGCAGTGGTGAGCGTCTCCCACCGCGCCTTCAGGACGTTCCCGTTTTCGTCGCGTGAGGTGTGCAGAATCACGCTTGGCAGGTGAGTCACTTCTCGAACCACGACGGCTCGGCCTCGCGCAGCAGGTCGAGAAGCTCCTCGAGCGAGAGCTTCACGGTGACGGTCTGCTCGCACTGCCACACGTCGAGCTTCGGGCGAATGGCGTCGAGCACGGCGGTGAGCTGCACCAGCAGCTCGGCCCGCACCTTCTCTGGCATCACCTGGTGGTCGCCCCAGTTGACGTCGCCGAACTCCTCGTCGAGCTCTTCCGCGAGCCGGTCGACGATGTTGTCGGCGGCCTTGTGGCCCCAGTCGACCGGCGCCTCGTTGCGCTCGTAGCCCTCGACATCGAGGCCCCCAGCGAACTGTTCGCGAACGAGGGCCTCGACGTCGCACGTCGTGTCGAGCCATCCCTCGATGTGCGCGCAGACGGCCTCGACGAAGTCACTATGCGTGAGCTGGTCCGGCTGGGAGCAGTCCCAGTACGAGATGTCGCCGCAGGCCGCCCACTCCTCCCACGTCTTCGGCTTCTCATCGCTCACGTTTCGGTCCTCCAGAAGGCGCCCCACCTGCTGCGCCACCACATGCTGTCCATCCTGTTGCTCCTCTCCCAACTCGGGTGCCGCCGCCTCTTCACCGGCAGAGGCAGCGGCTCTCGAGCGACCTTCGGAATGGTGCGCGGCGCGGCCTGCTTCGCTCGACGGGCGAGGCGCTGCGCAGCTCGACGCCGCACCTCGGCCCTCATGCGCTGCGACGGCGGAACGGAACGTCGGACTGGTAGACGACGCGGAAGGGCAGGCGGTCCTTCTTCTTCCCGCCCTTCTCGTCGGTGAGCGTCACCACCGGCCTGATGGCCTTCTCGACGACGCCGCCCCAGGTTGAGCCCTTGAAGGCGCCCGGCAGTCTGGCGGCCAGCATCTCCCGGTTCTCCGGCCAGCCCTTCGCCGTGACGGTCTCGCCGTCGGGGTTCTTCGTCTGCACGTTGTGTCGCTTCATCTTCGACTTGTTGCCCATGCCTCGGTGCTCCTGGTGTTGCGGGGTTGGTGCTGCTGAAGGAAGGTCAGGCCGCGCCGTCGCGCTTCCGCGGCTCGAGCGAGTCCCACGTCTCGTGCACGAGCTCGCCCGTCGGGTGCCACAGCCCCTGCTGGCCACGACACGCGATGGGCGTCGGCAGCGGCCGCACGTCGCGCAGCACCCAACCGATGGGCCCCACCCACCAGCCCCGCTGGTCGCGCGGCAGCTCTGCCGGCGACGTCACGAAGCGGTCGATGGTGGCCATCGCGACGAGGGCCCCGAGGACGAACTCGGTCGGCACCTCGAGGCCTCGGCCCGCCTGCACCGCGAGCTCGCGCGCCATGGCGACCGACTCCCAGTCAGCCTGGCGCGCGGCCGCGTGAATGCCGATGGTGTCGCCCGGCTGGCCCCACCGCCCTGGCGGCTTCCACGTGCGGTTCTCGACGCGCTTCAGCCCGGCAGCGATGGCCCAGGCGAAGGGCTGCCAGACGGTGAGGACGACGAAGGGCCGGTAGGTGCGAACGCCACCGGGGGTAAGAACGATGCCCGGCCTCGGCGGGGGGGATTCCGAGGCGGGCATCGGGGGCCCGGACATCGGGCCCCGAGGTGTCAGGCGCTGAGGCCCATTGCTCGGCGCTCGAGCTCCTGCTCGACGGCCTGAAGGTCCAGCTCGAGGCGGGAGCAGAGCTCCTCGTCCCCCGAGGCCTTCTGCTTCTCCGCGGCGACGAGCAGCCTGGCCGACTCGAGCTGGTCCTGGGTGAACTTGCCCACCGGGGTGCTGCGCAGCGGGCCCACCGACAACGTACGGGACTCCGCCTTCGCGAGGACGGTTGAGAGACGGCGCTTCGTGGGCATGGTGCTTCTCCTTGTCGAGCTGCTGGGTGAGGTCTTCGGTTGGGACTGCGAGGGTGGAGCCGCACGCGCAGTTCCTCCACGTGAGGCCGTCGGACTCGCCGCGGCCGTTGGCGGGCTTGCGCAGGGCAACGAAGCGGCGCGCGGTGTGCGGGTCGCGGCAGGTGTTGCAGACCTTCGGCCAGAGCGTCACGACTCGAACCCCTCAGGCCTCGGGCAGACCTTCGCCCACGCCTTCTCGTTGCACGGCCACGGGTGGTGGATGTGGTACCGCGTCAGCGGGCACGGCAACGGGTGCGGGTCGGTGAATTTCCACGCGCTCGGCGGCCCCTTCGCGGCCGCCTCGCTGGGCATGGTGGTGTACTCGCTGCGTTTCGGAGTTCGCTGGCTGACGACCTCGTACTCGTCGCCCTCGACGCGGCGAATCCAGCCCACGCGCAGCACGGCGCGCCCTCCAGACGGCGTGGCGAACAAATAGAGACCGGGCTTCACGTGGCTTCCTCCCTCGAATGCTCTGGGTGATGGTTCGGCGTAGGCGTCGGCGTCGGCGTCGGCGTAGGCGTAGGCGTCGGCGTAGGCGTAGGCGTAGGCGTCGGCGTCGGCGTCGGCGTAGGCGTCGGCGTCGGCGTAGGCGTCGGCGTCGGCGTAGGCGTAGGCGTCGGCGTGCCATCCTCCGAAGAGCCGCCGTGCCATCTGCGCGGCGATGACTCGGCCGGCATCAGCCGCCGCGTCCTCCAGCACCGCGCGCGTGCGCTCGTCGTAGATGGACAGCAGCGCCGTCATCAGTGCACCTCGAGCAGGGGAAGGGCGACCTCGCGGCCGACGGGGTTGCTGCAGTTGCACCGGCGAACCTCGACGGCGACCCACAGGCGGCCGCTCCGAATCGCGCCGGCGAACTGGAGCCACGGCAGGCACTGCCACCCCGCCTCGTCGAGCACGCGCTGGCAGTGGGGGCACCGCCACGTCGGCGGGGCGGGAGGCGTCTCGTCGTCAACGGCGGCGAGGTGAGCGGCGACGACAGCGGCCACTGTCATGACGCCCTCCGGAGTACGCTGATCAGCAGGGGGCGGTGATGAACTCTGAAGGGCTGTAGAGCACTCACGCGTCACCAGGCGTAAGGGCTTCATCACGTGCTACGGCGCGAGCTACCGCTTCTTGCTCAACGGCATCGAGCCACGCGCCGAGGTTGCGGTGCAACTCGCGCACGTCGGCGGGCAGCATCGCGACCTGCTGCTTCGTGAGCCCGCTCGCGTCGGCCACCCCGAAGTCGAGCACCCGACCTGACTGCGTCGAGCGCGACGTCACCTCCAGCGGTCCACGCTGGAACACATTTCCAGGAACACCCATGTCGGTCACCCCGCTGAGACTGCGTTCGCTACCGGCTTGCTCCGGAGAGCACTCGCCACACCGCGACCACCAACGCCCGCCGACGTGAGTCTTATAACGGGTTGTGAAGCGGGTTGCAAGCGGTTGCGTGTTGGGTTAAGAGGTGAGTGCGGGCTGGGTGTTCCAGTTGCTCGCAGGGAGAGAACGTGGAAGCTTCCCCGTCGGTGCCAGTCTTTCAGCCTCAGGAGAAGTCAGCTGCGAAGCGCGTGCAGGCGTATGTCGCGCCAGCGGTGAAGCTCGAAATCGACCGACTCGCTCGAGTGTGGTCAGAGATCGACGGCTCCGAGTGGACTGAGTCGCAGGTCGTGAAGCGCCTTATTGAGGCGGCTCTCGACAGTGCGTGGGACGAGCTCGGCGGCAAGCCTGAATCCGACGAGGCACTTCGCGAGATGCTGAAGACCGCTCACAAGCGGGCTCAGAAGCTCAACGGCTGATCACCATCAACTGAGGCGGCTCGTCCTTCCGCGTGCTTCGCGGAATGTCAGCCCCTCGTTCTAGACCCATGACCACACAACACGACCAGCGTTCGGCGGTGCCCGTGTGTCACGGGTGCGAAGAGGGGCGACGAGATGAGAGACCTGCAGAGGTTGGAGCAACTGCTCGAGGAGATTCGGGCCGACGTGAAGAAGCTGCGCGAGGAGCAGAGCATTGGGGTGGCGGCCGTATCCGTCTCGGGGGCAGCACGCGCGCTGAACTGCTCTGCTCGGCATGTGTCGAGGCTGATCAGGTCGGGGTCGTTGCTGACCGCGCCGGTCGGCGGCCTGCGGCGCATTCCGATGAGCGAGATTCGGCGCATCACCTCAGCGCCCGAGTTGGGTCAGCGTCAGGAGCCGCTCCGTCGTCAGCCGAAGTACTCGGCGGCGATGAACGAGGCGGAGTACCTGAAGCTGAGGGGCCGCGGGAAGCCGAAGAAGCGCTAGCTCTTCCCACCCTCGACGAGCCGCAGCGACGGTACCGGGAGCATGCGGGCGCTGTTGCCCATGTCTCGGTAGAAGTCGGCGGTGGTGCGCTTGTCGCGGTGGCCGAGCTGCTCGGCGATGGCCTCGAGGCTCGTGCCGGCCTCGTAGAGCCACGTCGCGTGGCTGTGGCGCAGGCTGCCGATGTTCCAGTCGGCCTTCGCCTCGCGCAGGCTGAACCACTGCCGCGAGTGCGAGGGGATGCTGCCGCGTGCCCTGATGGCCTTCGCAGCCTCGAAGGCGTCGACGAGGCCGATGGCCACGACGTGCAGCACGCCCGTCTTGTGGGGCACGCTGAGGTACGCGAGCACGCCCGTCTCGCGCTGCTCCTTCGTTGGCTCGTGCAGGCCTCCGAGGCCTTCGGCGAAGCGGCGCACCTCGGAGACGTGCAGGCCAGTGGCCGCGAGCAGCAGGACGAGCTCGCGCACGTCGGCGGGCAGCTTGGGCAGGGTGGCGCGGACCAGCTCGAGGGGCACGGCCTTCCGCCGTTCGAGCTTCTCCGGCCGGGTGCGTGGCACCTGCAGGTCCATGGTGGGGTCCTCCGCACGGCCCAGCACAGCGCGCTCGCGTCGCAGCCACTTCGTGTAGCTCTTCAGCGTCACGATGCGGTTGCGCCTCGCCTTCGGGCCCCACTCGGCCAGCTGAGCGGTGAGCTCGCCGAGCTTCACGGCGCGCAGGTCTCGGCCGGCCAACCAATGCATCCACGCCACCAGGTACAGCTGGCAGTCATCGGCGTACGACTGAGTCACCCGCTTCACGTCGAGTTGGTAGCGCTCGAAGGCGACGAGGCTGCCCGGCGTGAGGACGCAGTCACTCGACTGGCCACCGACGACGGCGCTCATCGGTCGGTAGAGGTGAGGGGCGCTCTCGAAGCGGGCCAGCTCTTTCAACGCGGCGCGCTCCGTTCGGCACTTCGTCGAGATGTGGAAGCGCTGCCCGTTGAGCTCGCGCTGAATGACGTACGCCTGGCCCCGCAGGCCTTCGCGAATGTAGCCGCCGAGCCAGGTGCGCTTCTGTTTGCCGGTCTTCACGCCCACGAAGTCCCCCACGAAGTTCCTGATGGAGAGGAGAAACGCCAATGAAGAAGAGAGGTTCTACCTCAGAAACCCGGCTTACAGGGCTGCTCCAGCGTTCTGTCCGCACCCTCGGTAGTCGAAAGACTCCGAGGAGTGCCGGGCGGTTGGCTGGGACTGGGCCGGACAGCAACGGACCATACGCCCACGAAAAGCCCACGAAAACGGGAAACGTCGTGGGCGTGCCGAAGAGGCCGCCGCTCCCGAATCTTCGGGTGAGCATCGGGCTCGACATCGTGAGGTCGCCCGCCGGCGTCGTCATCGGCACGGGGCCTGCGCGCGCTCTCTTCGCCGTCACGCAACGTGGCCGTCGAATCGAGCAGGTGGTGCTGACCGGTGAGGGGCTCGACACGGGGCTCGTCGGACCGCCGCTCGACTACGTCTATTTCTTGGCCCTCGCGCCCGAGATGGCCCGGCTGCTCGCTTGCGTTGTCGATGGTCGTGACCCCGCGCTGGCTCGTCGGGCGCGAACGCTTCTCGCTCAGCTCCCGTTCGAGGTGACGCCTTGAGGGCGCTCAAGAAGGTGCTCGCCGAGAACCCGAACGGGCTCACGGCGCGCCTGGTGCTCGAGAACTACCCGGAGGGTTCATGAGCGCGAACACCCGCCACCTCCGCCTGGCGCGCTCTCGGCTCCGCGCCAGCATCACCCTCCTGCGCCTCTCGCGCGGGTTGGAGTCGATGCCGAAGAGCACGGCCGAGATTCTCCGGCTCCTCACCATCGAACTCGAGGAGCACGCCGAGTCACTCGCGGAACGCATCGCCGAGGCGAACGAGCACCTCGAGCGGCAGGTCGCCAGCCGTCGTGACGCGAACGGGAGGGCCGCATGAGCGCCACGCCTCCATTCCTCGCGACGGGCGCAGGGCTCGTCGTCGACCTCTTCGCCGGTGGCGGCGGAGCATCCACTGGGCTCGAAGCTGCGCTCGGTCGCCGCGTCGACATCGCGGTGAATCACAGCGCGACCGCCCTCGCGGTCCACGAGGCGAACCACCCCGCGACGAAGCACCTCGTCACCGACGTGTTCGACGTCGACCCCGTGGTGGCCACAAAGGGCCGGCGCGTCGACGTGCTCTGGGCATCACCCGACTGCACGCACTTCAGCGTCGCGAAGGGCGGCAAGCCTCGCAGCCAGGGCATTCGCTCGCTCGCCGAGGTCGTGCCTCAGTGGGCTGCCGCTGTTCGCCCTCGGCTCATCTTCATCGAGAACGTGCGCGAGTTCCTCACGTGGGGCCCGCTCGACGCGGAGGGCTACCCCATCAAGGCGCGCGCAGGAGAGCTCTTCCAGCGGTGGAAGGTGCGGCTCGAGCTGCTCGGCTACGAGGTGCAGTGGCGGGTGCTCGACGCGAGCGAGTTCGGCGCCCCCACGAAGCGGAAGCGCCTCTTCGTCATCGCGCGGTGCGATGGGCGGCCCATCGAATGGCCCGAGCCGACGCACGGCCCCGGGCGGCTCGCGTTCCACGCGGCGGCCGAGTGCATCGACTGGTCGATTCCGTGCCCGAGCATCTTCGAGCGTTCGCGCCCGCTCGCACCGAAGACGCTGAAGCGCATCGCTGCCGGCATTCGTCGGTTCGTGCTCGAGGCGGCCGACCCGTTCGTCATCACCATCGACCACCAGAGCGCACGAGCTGCAGAGCAAGGCCTCAACGAGCCCGTCAGCACCATCACATCGAAGGCGCGTCACGCGGTGGTGGCGCCGAGCATCATCGAGATGAACCACTCGAACGCCCCCCGGTCGGTCGAACAGCCCCTCGGCGTCGTCACCACCCAGCACAACCGGTTCAACCTGGTGGCGCCGACGCTGGTGCAGACGGGCTACGGAGAGCGGAAGGGGCAGCGCCCGCGGTCGCTCGACCTGCACGAGCCCCTCGGCACCGTCGTGGCCGGCGGTTCGAAGCACGCGCTCGTGTCGGCCTTCATCGCGAAGCACTTCGGTGGAGTCGTCGGCACGCCGATGGGCGCGAGGGTCTCGACCGTCACCACCCGAGACCATCACGCCCTCGTCACCTCGAACCTCGTGAAGCTGCGTGGTGAGTGCGCCGGCGCCGACGTCGAGGAGCCCGTGCCCACCATCACCGCCGGCGGCAACCACATCGCCGAGGTGCGCGCGTTCCTCGCGGCCTACTACGGCAGCGGAGACGTCGGGCAGGACCTGCGCGAGCCACTCCGCACCGTCGTCACGAAGGACCGGTTCGGCCTGGTGCGCGTCGACGGCGTCGACCACGTCATCACCGACATCGGCATGCGCATGCTCGAGCCGCACGAGCTCCTGCGCGCGCAGTTCGGCCGGTTCGCCAGCACGTACGACCTCAGCGCCGCGAAGACGAAGAGCGCTCAGGTCCGTCTCATCGGCAACAGCGTGTGCCCCGAGGTCGCCGAGGCCGTGGTGCGCGCGAACGTCACCCCTACGCAGTCCCGGAGAGCAGCATGAGAGGCGAGATCGACCCGCAGTTGCCGTTCATTCAGATTCACCGCTCGGTGGCACCGAAGGCCGCCCAGCTCTCCGCCGACGTCGGCATCACCTACCAGCACGCACGTGGGGCGCTCGACGTGTTCTGGGAGGGTCTCGCCGACCGCAGGCTGCTCGAGAAGCACGGCCGAGCCCTGGGCGAGCGCATCGTCTTCGTGATGGGGCGCGTCGAGCTCGAGCGGCGCCTGAAGCTGGCGTTCGGGGCACCCGTCGGCGTCGACTCCCTCGTCGCCCTGGGCTTCTTCGAAGAGCTCGGCAGCGACGAGTTCCGGGTGCGGGGCATGTCCCGCTATCTGCACGCCGAGGCCGGCCGAAAGTCGAAGTCCCGACCGAAGAGCCACACGGCAGCCACTCCGACACAACCGGGGTCGCACCCCACAAAGCACCCCGGTACCACCCCGGTCGCACCGGGGTCACACCCCGAAGGTCACCCCGGTGTCACCCCAGAGAGGGAAGAGGAGAGAGGTAAGAGGTTAGAAGAAAAGAACGTACGTACGGTGACGGTCGTCGCGGCGAAGCTCGATCAGCTCATCGACGCGCACGTCGCCGCGACTCCACCGAAGCGCCCGCGGCCGTGCGCCATCATCGACAAGACCGGCGAGGCAGCTGAGCCGGAGCCCGTGCCGGTCGTAGCTGGGCCGGTCGTGTACGTGCCTCCGACGAGCGACCCGTCGACGTGGCTGGCCGCCGACTTTTGGGCGTGGGCGCAGGCGCAACGCCAGGGAGCCGGGCTGCTCGGCGAGCGCACGCAGCCACGGGGCCTCAGCGCGTGGTGGGCGACCGCCCGCCTGACGACGTCGGCCCAGGCGCTCTGCGATGCCTTCGTGCGCTTCTGCGCCGACCCCGACCCGTATTGGGCGAAGGCGGCGCCGCAGTGGCCGTTCGCAGGCTTCCTGAAGCAGTGGGACCGGTGGGTGCCTGCAACGCCCGTCAGCCGAACGCCTCCGCGCGTCGACGCCGACGTGTTCGCTGAGCTGAGGAGCCGCGCCCGCGAGCTCGGCGCCGGCGGCCACGTCGCTGAGCAGCTCGAGCAGCTGCGGTGGGAGCGCAAGGGCACCGGCTACGTCGGCGTCACCGAGGACGGGTACCACGCGCAGTTCCTCGTCGAGAAGTTCGGCCCGCTGCTGGCCGACCTCGGCGCCACCATCGATGCACCGGCCGTCGGCGGTGCCGCGTGACGCCCTTCCGGCTGCTGGTGGGTGACGCGCTCGAGCAGCTCCGCACTCTGCCCGACGAGTCCGTGCAGACGTGCGTGACGTCGCCCCCGTACTGGGGACTGCGCGACTACGGCGTCGAGGGGCAGATCGGGCTCGAGCCGACGTCGGCCGAGTTCATCGGGCGGCTGCTCGAGGTGTTCCGCGAAGTGCGTCGCGTGCTTCGGCCCGACGGCACTGCGTGGGTGAACCTCGGCGACACGTACGCGAGCGCCGGCTGGGGTGGTGGTGTCGGCGAGAACAGCACCATCAACGGCTCCGCGCAGCACGCCAGCCGGCAGGCACGCGAGAAGCTCAAGAATCGCGTCATCGGCGTGAAGGCGAAGGACAAGCTGGGCATTCCCTGGCGCGTCGCGTTCGCGCTGCAGGACGACGGCTGGTGGCTGCGAAGCGACATCGTCTGGCACAAGCCGAACCCGATGCCGGAGTCGGTGCGCGACCGCCCGACGGTGGCGCACGAGTTCGTCTTCCTGCTCTCGAAGGCCGAGAAGTACTTCTACAACACGCCTGCTGCTCGAGAGCGGTGCATCGTTGGCGCTGCGCACCCGCGGCGCTCCGCTGCCACCGTCGAAGCGGAGCGTGCAGCCCAGGGGGCGCGCGCGTTCTCTCGGAAGCGAGCCGCGGGTGCCGAGAAGCGCCAGACGGAGTACTCGGCGGAGGAGGCTGCCGCTCGAGGCGCGAAGGGCAAGTCAGCAGCGAGCGGCCGAATGGGGCGCGAGCCTGGCTGGCGGCAGAAGCAGAACGAGAGCTTCAACAACTCGGTCAACGCCATCGTCGAGTTCCGCAACTGGCGCGACGTGTGGACCATCCCCACGCAGCCGAGCTCGCTTGATCACTTCGCTGCCTTCCCCGAGGAACTCGCGCGTCGGTGCATCGTCGCCGGCAGTTCGACAGGCGACACGGTCCTCGACCCGTTCGCAGGCACGGGCACCACCGGCATCGTCGCGATGCAGGAGGGACGCCGCTTCGTCGGCGTCGAGCTCAACCCCGCGTATGCGGCGATGGCTGAACGACGCAGTCGTGAGGTGACGCCGAGCCTGTTCCTCGCCGGAGGTGCCGCGTGATTCGGCAACCGTTCGAGTTCCGCTTCGAGCTCGCGGGGCTGCCGCCATCGGCGAACCGCCTGGTGCGGCCCGCGCGCGTCGGGAAGTTCGCGCGGCTCGTGAAGACGGCTGTCGCGAGCGGCTGGCTGCAGGTGGCCCGCATGGCCTTCCTCGCAGCGTGGCGACGCGACCACGGCGGGAAAGCGCCCATCGCGGGGCTGCCGCTCACGCTGCACCTGCACTTCACCGTCAGCCGCATCAACGCCGACGTGAGCAACCGCGTGAAGGCGCTCGAGGACGCACTCACCGGCATCGCGTGGGTCGACGACTGCCAGGTGGTGGAGCTGCACGCGATGAAGAGCGTCGGCGTCGAGCGCACGCGCGGAGTGGTGCGCATCGCGGCGCACGTCGACGAGGAAACCCAACGACGAATCAAGAAGGCACGAAAGGCGGGAGCATGACGGTCGGCGAACTGGTGGCGTGGTTGAAGAGCAGGCCCGCGTCGGAGTGCGTGCACCTGGGCGCGATGGTGGCGAGCCGCGAAGTCTACGCGTGCCCGGCGCTCACCTTCGTTGCGTACGCCGAGGCACAGGACGCGCTGAAGGCCATCGAGGAGGGGCTCGCGCAGCCTCATCAGGGGTGGAAGGGCGGCGAGTACCGGTACGACCTCGATTCGGAGGTGTACTTCAACCCTCGCTACGGTGACTGCGGCTTCGAGATGTCGCCCGAAACACTCGACGCGTTCCTCTACGGCGTCTCGTGCGGAGGTGCGACGTGAAGCCCGCGCTCACCCCCGAGGCGATGCTGGCCGACATGCGGCTGCACGCGCGCAGCTCCGTCGTGCACGTCGAGCCGACGACGGTGGCCGAGTGGCGCGAGTGCATCGGGCACGTGCTCTGCGGGGCCGCCTTCGACGTGGGGCTGGCGCAGGTCAGAGCGGACAGGGCCGAGGTTGGAGCAGGCATCAGGTGCTTCGGCGTCTCGAGCAGGTCGTTGATGGAGACCGGCATCGACCCAACTCCAGGACGCCTCTATCGGTGCGTGCTCCCAGCCCAACACGCGGGGCTGTGCCTCTTCGGCGACGAGGTAAAGCCTTGAGTGACCTCCTCAAGCCCCAGCCCGCCCCCGTGCAGTCAGAGCGCGACAACCCCGCGTGCTGGCCGCAGGTAATCGTCGAGGCCGGGCACCTGCCCGAGCTCATCCCAGACATGCTCGAGCGCGACCGCATCGGCCGCGAGCGGTACGGCGTGCCGCTGCGCGTGTGGAACGGGCGTGACGCGCTGGCCGACGCGTACCAGGAGGCGCTCGACCTCGCCGTGTACCTCGAGCAGTGCCGGCAGCGGGTGCCGGCCGCGGCTACCGAGCTCATCCCGGGCGCCTTCGTCCCGTACTCGCCGCACGACTTGCTGAGGTCGCTGCGCAACGAGGTGCTGAGCATCCTCCAGACGATGCGTCGACTGCAGGGCAAGGTGCCGGTGCAGACCTTCGTCGCCCACGAGGGCAGCCCGACGCTGCGGGAGACGCCGACCGACTTCATTCCTTGCCTGCGGGAGGAGCCGTGATGCAGGTTGACTGGGTCGAGCCGACGCCTCGGCAGCGCTTCTCGACGGTGCTGGCTGACCCGCCCTGGCTCGAGCGGGGTGGCGGGCAGGTGAAGCGCGGGGCCGACCGCCACTACCCGCTGATGAGCACCGCGGCCATCTGCAAGCTCCCTGTGAACAGGCTCGCGGCCGACGATGCGCACCTGTACCTCTGGGTCACCAACAACTTCCTCCCCGACGGACTCACGGTCATGGACGCGTGGGGCTTCCGGTACATCACGAACCTCGCATGGGGGAAGGTGCGCGACGGGAAGGTGCAGCAGGGCCTCGGTCAGTACTTCCGCGGCGCGCACGAGCTGCTGCTCTTCGGCGTCCGAGGCAAGGTGCCGTACGCGGTGACGGACGAAGGGAAGCGCGGTCAGCACCCGACGCTGGTGCTCGAGCCGCGGGGTGAGCACTCGGCGAAGCCTGAGGTGTTCCACCGCATCATCGAGAAGGTCAGCCCTGGGCCGTACCTCGAGCTCTTCGCGCGTCGAGAGGTGCCGGGCTGGGAGCGTTGGGGCAACGAGGTGCAGAGCACCGTCGCCATGGGGGCTGCGTGAAGGGGCGCGAGCAAGGCACCTGCGCGGGCTGCGGCCGGAAGAAAGGCAGCCACGACAGCAATGCTGGCTGGTGGGAGATGGGCCCTCGAAGGACGGGCGGCTATCACCTCGAGCTGCTCTTCTGCCCGCCCTGCTCAGGCGCGTTGCTGGTCGGGCTCGATGAGCGACTGACAGAGGGGAAGAAGAACCCCAACCTCATCGCCGTCCTCACGGGCGACCTCGACCAGATCGCGTTGCTGCTGAACACGGGCGACTGGGTGAACCCCTTTGCAGCCGCTCAAGCATTAGACTTCGTGTCTCGACTCCTGGCGATGACCCGCCATCCCGACAGGCGTTCGAAGAGGATGCTCTCGTTGCTCGGTGGCCGCGCATGAGCCATCTCGTCTGCTGGCTCTTCAGCCACGCGTGGGTCGCGTGCCCTTTCGCTGAGTGGACGATGGAGGCAACGACGCGTTGCCTCGGTGCCTGCGCTCGCTGCGGCAAGCACAAGGGCGTCATCGCGTGCATCGTCTGTGAGCGGGTGGCTCGATGAGCCAGCTGGCGTTCGCCCTTCGTGTGAACGACCTGGTCGAGCCTGTCGGCGTGGGTTCACACGACACTTCAGCCACCAAATCGCCACTTCTGAGGGCCCGCTCGTCAGGGCGGTTTCAGCGCACCAAGGTCGCCCGATGGCGTGAGAGCGTCGGCGTGCCCGGTCGCTTCGGTCGCCCCTCAGCGGTCACCCCAGAGCTCGCGGTGGAGGGCCTGCGCTTGCTGAAGGCCGGTGTGACGGTCGCCGCGATGGTCGACCGCATCGGAGTCGACAAGCGCAGCTGGTACCGGTGGGTGCACGCTCAGGCAACGCCGAAGGTGCGCACGTACCGACGCACACCGCGTCACCCAAGGAGCATCGGTGCCGGCCTCGTCAGGCAGATGATCAGCCTCGACCGTCAGGGGCTCGCTCGGGTGGTCATCGCTGAACGGCTCGGCCTGCACATCAACACCGTCGTGAAGTACCTGCTGCGGCACGGGCGCCCGAGGAAGCGTCCATGAGCAGGCACGTCGACGAGGAGCTCAGAACGGGGACGCGCCCAGGCATTCCTCTGTCGAGCGATGTCATCGCCCGCATGCGCGAACTTCGGCGTGCCGGCGTGTCGGTTATTGGCATTGCCAGGGCGCTGAACGTCACCAGGCGGTGCGTCTACAACTACGGAGACAACCCTCAGCCGAAGAAGCGGGCGCGATTGTTGTCGCTGCGGGTTCGGATGGTCGCCATGCGCCGCTCTGGGCTCTCGTTGAGACAGGTCGCTTGCCGGCTCGATGTGAGCGCCTCGACAGTTTGGGGGCTCACACCTGAGTTCAGACCGAGGAAGCGCTGATGGGTGCGAGTGCTGCCAAGCCTTGCTCTGCGCCATCGTGCGGGGCCCTCGTGCGTGGTGGGCGCTACTGCCCGAAGCACGCTCACCGTGCGTCTCCTGCGCTCGCAGCAGGCGGCCGAGGCACGGCCCACGAGCGCGGGTATGACGCGCGCTGGCAGCGTGCACGGGCGACGTACCTGCTCTCTCACCCGCTCTGCGCCGAGTGCAGGCGACACGGTCGACTGACGCCCGCTCGTGTCGTCGACCACATCGTTCCGCACCGTGGTGATCAGCATCTGTTCTGGGACGAGAGCAACTGGCAGCCGCTCTGTGACTTCACCTCGCCGCACGACTGCCACGGCAAGAAGACCGGAAAGGGGCAGTGATGACTGAGAGTCAGGTGCTCGAGAAGATGCTCGTGGTGCGCGACCTGCTGCTCGAGTCAGGGTTCAGCCGCGACGTGGTCGAGGTCGCGTTGAGCGCGCTTCTCGTCGAGGTGCTGCCGGTCGACCATCATGTCCGCACCTTCATGCCGAGGTTCGGCGCGGCCATTCTGCAGGACCGGCCGGGCACGCTGCAGCGCTACCTTAACCAGGAGTCGGCTCCACGGCGCCACCCGGTTCGGAGGAGCCATGAAGGCCTCTGCGAGGTGACGGCCAAGGAGGGCACGAGGCTGGCGATCGTCACGGTCTATGACCGGCTGGAGCCCATGCTGTTGGAGGCTGCGGGGAGGGTGGGCGAAATCTCTACACCCGTCCCACCCCTAGACC